GTGGAAGTAATACGAGCGCAATGGCTCGGTTATCCATTGTATACATCCGCGTGCTATACGCGGTCTACAGAAACGAGGGTATGAAGGGAGTAGTCATTAAGACGAAAGCTTGATACGTTCTTACTATGCAGGCCGTGGGCGGTATGCGGTTGGCCTCTGCACATTCTTTGGGATGTGCGGTGGCTCGCGCCTCCGATGGGCTTCCGCGGGTTATACCAGCGGAATCACGTCGAAGAATACGCCAAGGGGATAATTTCCATCTACGTTTATGGGTATCTTGGTTCTCTATTTATAGAGTGCTTCAGATTCCTGGTAAGCTAAAGCTGGAAACTATCACAAATCCTGGGGTTCCCTGATCAAAGTCTCTCACTTGAGAGGCTTTACAGATGATTCCCATGTTTTGTAAAACCTTGGGGTATATAGTCCTTGGGTCCGCGAAGGCGGATCTGGGGGTAGTGCGATATATAAGTTTAACTAAGTCTACTCCGTCTGTGATTGAGAAAGGAAAGAAAGTGAGTGGAGACCCTTGGGGTATCTTCACCGGTGCGATTGCTTTACTTAACAGTAATGTGATTGCTTCATTCCGGTACCTGGCCGAGATAATCGATCCAGTCCCGGTAGACCGTTCGCAAGGACGGCCTGCTGAGGCTTGTGAGAAAACAATTGGACAGTTGCTAGATGAAGTTGTCGAGTCGCGTCCGTTTATGTCTGAGCGACCCATAGGGAAACTTGGATTTAAATTGGAAGCGGCAGGTAAGGTGAGAGTGTTTGCTATGGTTGAGTGCTGGACACAGTGACTACTGTTCCCGCTGCATTCATTCATTTTCAAACTATTAGGTCGGATGCCGACCGACGGAACTCTAGATCAGGAGGCGCCGATGAAACGTCTTATCGAAAGTGGGGAAACCCGTTTTTGGTGTTACGATTTGTCAGCGGCTACTGATCGTCTTCCGGTAGATCTCCAAGCGAACATTTTGAATTGGCTCTTTGGAGCTAGTTTTGGATGGGCGTGAAAGAATTTACTGGTGGGTAGAGATTACATGGTTCCCAAAGCCCCGCAAGGGGTCTTGGCAGGCGTGTTGCCTCGGAGTGTACGTTATGCGGTAGGTCAGCCTATGGGGGCATTGTCCAGTTGGGCGATGCTCGCTCTCACTCACCACTTTATTGTGGGTTGAGCAGCGTATCGAGTAGGATATGCTTGAGGGACTTTCGACAAGTACGCAGTACTAGGTGATGATATCGTTATCGCGAATGGAAAGGTCGCGGCGGCGTATCTTCAGCTAATGACGGCTCTTGGCGTAGAGATTGGAGTAGCGAAGTCTTTGATATCCAGAAATGGTGTCTTAGAATTTGCGAAACGGTTTATACGTCAGGGGGTGGATTGTTCGCCAGTGCCTTTTAAAGAGGTGGTGGCGGCCCTTCATGCGTTTGAACAGTCAGTCGAGTTCATACGAAAGTATGGATTAGGCATGGCTGCGATAACGCGCGTTGTAGGTTGAGGATATAAAGTTTGTGGTCGTTTCGGAGGCGATTTCGATAAGTTGCCTAGACGGCTGGCGACTATCGGGAAGTGGAGATGCTCTCCTTGGGGAACTCTGGGGCATAATACGAGAACTTGATTAA